AACGACCGCAACCACGAGTATGACGAAGAGCGACTCAGCCACGATACCACCTGTCTACCGCGTACAACATGAACAACGTCACGCCGTACACAAGCAGTTGCAACACAGCGCGCTCATACTCCATAGCGCCGATACTACCACGAGCGCGACAGATCATCAAGTAGATTTCGCTCCTCCCCGGCGTTGAGAATCGACAACCATTCGCCGGAGTTGAGGAGCGCCAGGATGTCACCATCCGCAATCTCAGACCAGCCAGCAGCGGGATCAACAAAATCATACAGACGGCGCAGGCGGGGGGAGACAGTCAGATGATGCGCGCCATGGAGTGCGGCGGCGTATTCAAACACCAACGCCGCATCCACCGACGAGCGAAACCGACCATAGTCGTAGAGCAGTTGCGGATACGACCGACCGGCGGGCACCTTGGCCGCAGGACTGGCGACCTCATACGACGCGCCGGCGACGCCGTCGGTCGTCAGATAGCGCGCGACCGCAGCCACGCCATCATGCGCCACCTGGCGGACATCGGCGCGCCACTCCGCGCCGGCGACCTCGGACCAGCGTTCGGCGAGCGCAACGGCAACCGGCGTGAGATAGGGGAGGCCAGCAGCAACAAAAACCAGGGCGTGGTAGTGGGGATGCCAACCGTTGACGCCGTGCACGACCTCGAGCGCGCGCACGTTGCCGATATAGTACGCGCCTACACAATCGCGCCATGCGTGTCTGGCGTATCGCCGCCATGTGCCGGCGAGCCGAGCCAACACGACAGGGAGCGACTCGTCACGTGCGTGCGGCACGGTGTACGTGGCCAGCAACGCCGAACCGCCCGCGTCAACATGCGCACGCAGCGCGGTTTCGATCTGGCGCGCCCGGCGGATGCCGAGGGTCACGCGACACGATGGGCAACGCCAGAAATCGCCGCAGCGGTAGAGACCGGAGTAGCACGCGCGCCCGTCGGGGAGTCGACGCACCACAACACCCGACGCGCCGTAGCGCAACGCAACACCGCACGCGGCGAGCCGCTCGCGCGGCATCAGCGCGCGGGCGAGACGGTGGAGATAGGACGGGCAGGGCGCGTCGGGCATATATCACCAAATTATCAGCAAATTATCAGCAAATTATCATTGAAATAGCATCACCCACGTCCTATACTGCAAGAAACAACCACTACAAAAGGAGGGAACAATGACCACACCGACCACACTGACCACACTCCAGCGCCGCGCGTTCGCGGCAGCGCTGCGGGCGGCAAAGCAGAGTGCCCACTGCCGGACGGTCGGGGGATTCGTAATCGCACGCCTGAGTGATGGGACCATCGACTGGTTCCCCGCCGGACAGCCGCCGCACCGAGGCGGCGAGCCGGATCGGAGAGCAACAATACTCGGGAAATGGAGATGGAACCATAAAAGGTGGTCACGGATGTAGAGAGGAACGACATGAACAGTATCAAAATCGCCGCCAGGTGGGACGGGAGCCCCCAAAGCCTCACCCATCCGGAGCACGGGTGGGTCCGGTTCCTCGAGATACGCAACATCGCACACGCCACATACCTGGATGAACCACCAGGATGGCGGATCGTCGTGGAGGACGAGGAACGATTCATGCAGCCGGTCCCGATCCTACAAAAATACGGGATATACGGAATTCACGAGTGGACATACGACACCCATTGACCTCTGACCTCAACCCCCGTCCGCCCACAGGCGGAGCGGGGGTCATTCTGTCATCACACGTCGCAGAATCCCGCCTCGCAGAAATCCTCCTGCTCCGCCGACATATCCACCCTCAATACCACTATCTCATCCTGTCCGCGCCGCCGCCGCTCCGCGTTAATCCGATCCTCGAGCGCCTGCGCCATTCCCGCCAGATCGGGATAGCGCTGCACCAGCGCCCACTGACTCACGACACTGCGGAACGGGCAAAACCAGCACGATGATTTCCACGGCACCGCCAGACCCGCGCGCTCGATAACCTCCCGACACTGCCACCTGGTCAACCGACGATCGACCAGCGGGTAAACATGCTCAATGCGCGCGGCAGACGAGTCGCGCATGCGATGATACTCGTCGACCGAGATACCCAGCATCAGCCTAATGCACTCGCCCGGGTACCTGTCATACAAGTAGCGCGTCAGCGGCGCAACCTTGTACCGGCGCGTGCATTGCCGCTGCAACATAAACCGTTCGCGCCGCCCGCGCCACGGCACCGGCGTGAACGCCGGGTTATCGAGCATATCGCGATACATGTTGCGCTCGATAACCGTAATATCACGCCCATACGCATCACGCAGCCACTCGCGAAAACGCGCAACGTACTCGCGCGTCGCAGGCGACTCCGCATCGACCAGATCGACGTGCACGATCTCATCGACATCCCATCTCTCCGACACCGCGAGCACGACGAGCGCCGTGCTCTGCACGCCGCCGCCGTATGATATGACGACCGCCATAACATCCACCTTCCTATTAGTGTCATAACGACAAAAGGCTTCAGGACGCCGGGGCAAATCGCGTATTAATTAACAAGAATCGTTGTCTCCACACACACAGGTGCGCCGCTCGCTCGGGCTGGCGCCCTCGCTCGCGGGCGCGCCACGCGCGCCCAGGGATGCGCTACGCGCACCGTTAACCGCGCCGCCGCTCGTCACCATCGCGGGCGGCGCGACGACTCGTCATCCCGACAGCCCTCCCGCGCGCGCGCCGTCCGTTGCGCGTATGGTGGCGCGCGCGCCGACGGCCGTGCACGCCCGCAGCGCGGTTACGCGCATCGCATCAACTCCTCGACGATCGCCCGCATGACCGGCGGACAAACCGCGTTGCCAAGCAAGCGCATCGTTTCAGTACGGGTGCATCCATCCAGGACGAACGACGCGGGAAACCCCATCGCGCGCCGGAGCTCATCCACCTGGAGCATGCGCATCTCATGACCGCCACACCGATCCGGTCGCACCAGCGCAAAGTGACCAGATGTCGTGACCGTGCGCAGGGGAACGTCCAGCGTCTGCCACTGAGGACCGGAGCCGTAATACACCGAGATAAACGCCACATCGCGACCCAACGCGCGAAGCGCGCGCTCGACGCGCTCGATCGTTGCACAGGCGCGACGCGGGGCATACAGCGGGGCATAGGGATATCCATCCAGATCGATAACGTCCCTGGCCGGTACGCGCACCAACGCGCGCGGCGCGATCTCGGGTGGCTCCGCCTCGCGGTCGCAGACGATATAGAGTCGCCGGCGGCGCTGGGATACGCCGAAATCGGCCGCATCGAGAACCCAGATACGCACACAGTAGCCCAGACTCATCAACGCACACAAAAACGGGCGGTAGCCATGCCACCGCCGCATTCCGATCACGTTCTCTACAACAATCCAGCGCGGCCGGAACACCCGCGCAAACGCCCACACGCACCACGGCAGATCCAGACTCTTCTCACACCGCGGCCTGGCGCCGCGCGCCGGACTGTGGTCCGTGCACGGAGGAGACGCCAGCAGCAAATCAACAGGACCGAGATCATCACGAATGACCCGGATATCAGACTCCATCAGAACTGCGAGATCGCACGGGTAGAACCGCGCGTGCGGGAAATTGGCCCGATACACCGATCCGGCGACCGGCCAAACGTCAAACCCAGCGACGATCTCGACACCGGCAGCCGCCGCACCGAGTGAGCTCCCGCCGGCGCCGCAGAATAGGTCTATCGCCCGCATAGTCGACCTCCAGCAGACAACCGTCACACCCACGAATCGGAGCCGCCCGCAGACGGATCGGCGCGGTACTCCTCGACCAATTGCAGCGCCGCCTCGACGATCCGGAGGGCGTACTCCGAATGATACTCCCACTGGCGGTTCGCCTGGACGTAGACCGACCGCAGAACAAGCGGGGGGGCGTCCTCACGCACGCGCAGCAGCTCGACGATCGCGTACGGGTAGAAATCGAGCTCATACGTCACACCGATATCGACGAGATCGAGCGAGTCCAACAACGCACGCAGGTGAGACGATTTCCGATGCACAATCTGCCACAACATGTCTTCACGTCTCGTCGGCATCACCGCACCCCCTCGTCAACATACAGTCTGACCGTCGGGCGGCCAGACGCATCACGCACAAACTGGAGCCGCGCGGGCAACTCGACCATTTCGCCGCGCGTGTAGCCCGGCGTGTCCACAAACACGTCGTAGCCGTCGACCGCGCAGAGCACAACCTCACCAACCATCAGATCGCCGAACACGGTTATTACGCGGAACAGACGACCATCCCGACGCGACACGAATTCCCGGTACGCGGCGACCATCCCGCGCAGGACCAAGCCGCTAGTCGCCATCGCCATCCTCCCGGTCATCCTCCTGAAAACCATTCCGAAACCACCTCAGCACGCGCACCACATCGCCGAACGTCAGATCCTCATCCGGCGGGAGCGCCGCGACAATGTACGAGCACACCTCGAGCGCTAAACGAACCGCATGCCGCTGGCGTTCGTCCAGCACCCGCGCAATGCCGGCGCCAGCCTCGGTCAGCACGCGCTCGGTACGGGGATCAATCACAGCGCGCATCACGTCCTCCTACTCCTCATCGCCGCCATCATCATCATCAACACAACCGCCACAACCGCCGCACAGCGCGCGCACCTCAGCGGGCACACACGCCAGCGCGGGCGACCAGTACCCACGCGCGCCGAGCCCATCGGCGACCCAACACCAGCCAACCGCCGCCAGAGTCGCCGTCACACGCCGATTGCACACGACGGTCCACCAACCGGCACCGGATACGAGTCGCATCCACGTCACGCCGTTCAGGACCATCCCGTACAATCCGGCGTCGTCGAGCGACGCCCGGATCTCCAGATCGCTCGGCACATAGTCGACATCCTCAACGCCGTCGAGCGTGAGCAACGTCACCATATCCACCTCCATCACACTATACTGCCAATAGCCTCGATACCACCAGTATAGCGCGATAGGCGCGCCATGTCAACCACGACGCCGTGCGGGAGCGAGCGCAGGCGCGGGGGAGGGGAGGATGGCGAGCGTGTCGCCGGGAGCGGCGCCGTAGAGCGTGTCATACACGCCGTACCACACATCCAGACGCAGCGCGAATCGGTAGCGCTCCGCGAGGACGTCGTCGGCATACGGGTGCTCATGCCAACGATAGACGGCGTAATCCGCGCCGCTACGACGGTAGCGACCGGCCGTCACGTACACGTACTGCGTCAGGCGACGCAGCCGCACATCGACCGTCTGGAATGATGGGGACGTGTAGACGCAAATAACACCGCGTTTGCCCCAGAGGATCATATCCCTAGTCAGACAGCGCGCCGCCTCGGACGCCCACTCACGCGAGTCGAGCGACACCTGGACCTCGTCCCAAACGAGGACCGCGCCGCGCAACGCGGCGAGATCGTCGAGCGTAAAAATGCGCCGCGCGCCGCGCACGGGAATGTTACCGACCAGATCGAGACCGAGGGAGCGAGCGAGGCAAACGGCCAGCCTGCACGCCATCAGGGTTTTGCCGCTGCGGAGCGCGCCGAACACACCGATAAACGCGCCCGGCATATAGCGCTCAAACGGCAGCAGACGGGGCGGGGGGAGGTCAGCGCTCACGACGCTCATCACGACGCCTCATATACTCCTCGAGCGAGAGCGCCCGGAGCGCGTCACGGAGCGTGCGCGACGCGCCAGGGGATTGCCGGATCGCCGACGCCTCGATGAGCGGGGCAATGCGGTCATAGAGGCGAGGCGTGGCGATCGAGAGCCACGCGAGCGCCCGCACGCGACCGTCGGAATACCCGACGACGGCACGTGACAACGCCGCCGCGAGCGTCGCGCGGGCGTCCAGGAACATCATATCGTCATCACCGAGCGACGGTTGGCGCAGGTAATCGCGTTCGGAATGCATACACCATCCTTTATTATTCGTGGCGCTTCTTCAGGCTTTAACCCTCCAAACGCGCTCACCCTCGCGCTGCGCGCGACTCGGTTCGCGCGTGTGGAGCCAGTTTGCCCGTACCGGCGAGACAGGCCGTTGAAAAGCGGTAAATACGGTTTAATCGCGCAACACAACCGATCCTTGATTGTGCTGCGCGCGCCCTCCGTGTCAAGACCGGCGCGATTTTTTGCTGTTTAAGCAGATTGTGAAAAATCGCGCCGCGAGCGACGGAAAACGGCGCGGCTTTTTTTGGAACAGCGGAAGGCGCCGTTTTCCGTCGGTCTTGACACTCCGAGGCGCGCGCAAGATTCACGAATATCGGTTGTGTTGCGCGTTTTGTGTCGTGCTCGAGCGCATGTCGCCCACCGGTCTGCCGTACCACTCCGGCGAGGGCAAGGCGGCGGCGCAGAGCCGTACCGCGACCCGGTCCGCGATACCAGTCCGATTGCCCGCAGCGGCGCGCAGGAACCCTGCCCAGGCCGTGCCCGACCGACGCCTGTACCGTCCACGACCGGCGTACTCACACGGCACCCGTACCCCCTACGCGCCGGGGGCGCCGGCGCAGAGCCGTACCGTCACCCGGTTTGCCATGCCGGTCCAGCAGGAGCAGGGGGCGGCGCGCAGGAACCCTGACATGCCTGTGCCCGACCGACGCCTGTACCGTCCACGACCGGCGTACTCACACGGCACCCGTACCCCCTACGCGCCGGGGGCGCCGGGGGGAGCGCCGGGCAGCGACGCAGGCAACGCCGAGCAGTCGGCGCCGGCGGCACGCAGTCACACGCCAGTCACGCACGCTCACACTCACCTCTCACCCACGAGCGCCAGGATCTGCGCTACCAGCGCCTGCAATCCGGCGACCTGGGCCCACGTGAAATACGCGAACACAGCGGGCAGGAGGACGCCCATCACACGCAACAGGTCAATCCACTGCCCGCCGCCGCGCCACAGACTCGACAGCGCGGCCGACTCCCGCGCGCGCTCGAGCGCTTGATGCTCGATCAGCGCGGCACTCTCACAGCGCGCAATCCAGATTAGTTCACGGCCCGCGCGCACAGCCGGCAACGACGCCGGGTACGTTACGCCATCCGCGACAACGCCGGCGTCGCCGTAAACCGCCGACAACACGCGCCAGCCGCCAACGTCGTCATACAGCAACAGCCAGCCGCGCACCCGCCCGGCGCCGGCATCCCGACGCCGCATGTACCAGATCGCAGCAGCACACGCGCACACCGCCAGCGCGATACTGATCGTCTGCATCCCAAAGCTCCTGCGCGCTCCGCGCGCCCAAGGATGCGCCTGCGGCGCACTATTAATCGCGCCGCCGCTCGATCATCGCTCGCAGACGGCGCCATGCCTCATCACCCGTCACCCGTACCGCGCGCGCGCCGCAAGGCGTACTCACCCGCAGCGCGGTTCCGCGCCTAATCATCCCGCGCAACCGTCAACCAGACAGCGCGCAGCATGACGTATGCGACCGCAAGCTGCACGAGGGCGGCCGGCAACGCCCAGCGCGGCAGCCAGAGCGCCGCGAGCGCCGCGAGCGCGAGCCAGAGCAATACATAGAGCGTCGCAACGACGTAGTGCATCATCAGCTCACGAGTACGACACGCCGAACGACCAGCCACGCGCGGAACGCCAGCCCGACCGTCACGATCGTCAGCTGAGCGAGCAGCGCCTGCTGCACCACCGACGCATACGCGACGTAATCGACCAACATGTACATCAGCCTGGTGTAATCCGCGATGTCACCGAGCCAGTCAACGATCCATCGGAGCGCAGGGATGGACGGCATCGCCTGGGCGGGATGCATGAGCACATCCATCCAGCCGTTCCAAATCTCGACCAACGAGTTAATGAACGCGACAATACCGTTGTAGACGTTCGCCGAGCGCTCATCAAACCACGACACAACCTTAGAGAAGAAATCCTCGAGCCAGTCCATACGCGACTCCTAGCTCAGCGACCGGAACACCCGCCACGCCGTCCAGAACACAAATCCGACAACCATCAGGGTTACCGGCAGCCGAACGAAATTGAGCACCGGCGACGCGACGCCGAAAAATCCACACAGACCCAAAACGAAGTCCGGCAACGCATCCCGAAACCCATACTCCGGCGCATCCGCCAGCACGGGAACCGGCAAATCGCAGATACGCCCAGTCGGAGGCGCGACCGCGCGCCCGAGCGCATCAAGCCCATCCATCAGGTCGCCCACCAGCGACCCATCCCAGGACACATCACCGCCAGATGGCGGCGGCGTGACGGGCGCGAGCGTGTACCTGGGCACGGCCGACGGCGGTTGGTACGGATCGCGCGTCGAGGAGGGCAGCGCGGTCCAGGTCGGCGACGGAGTAAGCGTCACGGTCGGCGTGCGCGTCAGCGACGGCGTGCGCGTGAGCGACGGCGTGCGCGTCACGGTCGGCGTGCGCGTCACGGTCGGCGTGCGCGTGTCAGGCGTTCCCGTCGGCGTCGGGACGCGCGTGCGAGTCGGCGTGCGCGTCACGGTCGGCGTGCGCGTCACCGCCGATCCCGGATTCGAATCGCAGAGCCGCACACGCCCGTTGCCGGCGACAACCAGAGCGTCACCACGAAATACGTACGGATACGCACCCGGGCCATGGTACTGATTAGACCACCAGAGCCAGCCAGACTGCACCTCCAGCCAGTACGTCCCGGCACGGGCCGGGCGAAAAACGGCGGGGTTGTCGTCATCGACATCCATCCAGCGCGTGCAGGACGGCGCGGGCGACGGCGACGGCGAGGGCGACGGCGACGGCGAGGGCGACGGCGTCGGGGCGCCATAGGCGTCGACCCACACGTGCACCTCAGGCGGCGGCGCACCGCCTCCAACCTCGAGGATCAGGACCAGAGTAGGACTAGACGAACGCTCCTCATACACGCCATACGTCGACAGCGTACCAGGCGGCCAATGGCGGGACGGATCGGGAGGAACAACCCGCACACCAGACCGATCGATGTAGTAACAGACGCGATCGCGCGGCGCAGGAACCGCGCCGTAGTAATAACTGTAGACACCCCCTGAGTACACAACACTGCTGAAGTGATGCGCAACATAGTGCCAGTAACGGCCGGATGCAGGAGCGGGGCAGCCAGGGACGGGAGTCGGCGTCAACGACGGAGTCGGCGTCAGATCCGCGATGTAGGGATCAACCCACACATGGACCCGAGCGGACGCCACGCCGCTGCCAACCTGCACCTGAACGACCAGCGGGCCGGGCGCCCACACCGGTTCGTTGTAGTAGCCGTACGCGGAGTTGGCACCGGGAGGCCAGTGGTTCTGATTAGGCGGCACGATCTGAACGGCGGGATGGTCAATGTAGTAGCAGACGTGCCAGCGCGCAAACGGCAGCGTGCCATAGTTATGCGAGTGCAACCCCGGCGCCGGGCTCGACAACTCCCATACACCAACGTAGTAATGGTATCGGTCGGGGGGGACCCAAGGACAGCCCGAGGAATCAGGCGTCGGCGTCGGCGTCGGGGAGGGAGTCGGCGTCGGGGAGGGAGCCTGAGCATACACGGGAAAATCGACGCCGAGAAATGACAGGAATACCAGGAACACGAACACCACGCGCGCACACGAGAACAAACGTAAGCAGCGTATGCGACACGGGCGAGTCATCGACATCACAGCATGCAGCGCGCGGGCGCGGCCGGAGCTGCACCCGCGGCGGCGATCCGAAACACGACCTACACGACCTAAAACAGGTTCACGATGCGGCCGAGCATCCTAGCACCGAGCGTGACGCCGATGGCGAGCGCGAGCACGCCCACGAACGGGTTGAAGATGCTCGTGGCCGCGTTCAAAATGTCGGTCATATTGGGAGCATTGAACTGGGGCTGACTATTGAACTCCATAGCCGAAAACCTCCTTAACCCACAAACAACGAGATGAGCCGGGCAGCCAGATACGTCACGACCGCCAGCGCCGCAGGATAGAGCACGTCCGGCGTCTCTACTACCATAGCCGACCTACCGACAGCATAAACCGCAACACAACGACGGTAACGACCGCAACCACGAGTATGACGAAGAGCGACTCAGCCACGATACCACCTGTCTACCGCGTACAACATG